AAATATTTTCATTCAGATCACAGTATTTCATAAACTTACGTTCCCATAAGGAACGGTATATAATATTAGTTGGATCTCCTTTGTATTTTTGTGGATATGATGGTTGATATTTTCCTTTGTATGACATCTAAATAACAATAACGAAACCATATTAGGTATTTAGAGTGCCTGCACCAAGACCTAGAAAGATATCAGAGTTCAAGCCTACGTTCTCTAACTTAGCACAAACATCCCACTATCAATTGATCTTTGGTGGATTGCCATTTGCATTAAGACAGCATCTTGCTGTTCGTGGAGTTGATAGTAGGTTCATTGGGGAAACTTCTGGACTTCTTTGTAGTTCTGCTTCTCTTCCTGGTAGTTCTCTTGGGACCGCTGATATCACTGGAAACTTTATGGGTGTCGCTGAAAAGATGGCACACACTAGACTCTTTACTCAAATTGATCTAGAGTTTTACGTTGATAAAGACTATAAGACTATGAAATTCTTGGAGCACTGGACAGAATTTATTGCCAGTGGTTCTGGTGCTAATCAGGCATCAAAGGGATATTATTTTAGAATGAGATATCCAGATGAATACAAGTGTAATCAAACAAAAATCATCAAGTTTGATCGTGACTATCGCCAGTCAATTGAATACACTTTCTTTGGTATGTTTCCTATTGCATTTAACTCCACTCCTGTAAGTTATGCTGGTTCGGATGTTTTGAAAGCCTCTGCGTCATTCAATTTTGATAGGTATGTTTCTGGAAGAGTAAGTAGTTTTGACTTTGCTAGAGGAATTGAGAATAACAAAGAAAATCCATCAGACAAACCAAATACAAATACTTCAGCAACACAACCATCAAATAGCAAAAACCCATCAGAAGCTACAGTGAATCTTAACGATCCACTACTTGGATTTAAGTTGGCATCGCAGGGAGTTCAGTTTGGTGGAGTCACCTCAGGAACAGTTATAGGATCTTCAAGACCAATCTAAATAAATTATCTGACAATATTATAGGTTTATTATGCCATTACCAAAGATTGCAACGCCAACTTATGAGTTGGAGATTCCTTCGTCAAAGAAGAAAGTAAAATATAGACCGTTTCTTGTAAAAGAAGAAAAGGTTTTAATTATTGCGATGGAGAGTGAAGATCCAAAGCAAATTGCTAGTGCAGTTAAAACAGTCATCAAGAACTGTATTCTTTCTCGTGGAATTAAAGTAGAAGACCTTTCAACTTTTGACATTGAGTACCTCTTTCTAAACATCAGGGGTAAGTCTGTCGGTGAAGAAGTTGAAGTTCTTGTTACTTGTCCAGATGACGGTGTAACTCAAATTCCTGTTGTTATTGGACTGGATGAAATTAAAGTTCAGGAAAGTGAGAATCACACTAGAGATATTAAATTAGATGAAAATTTAAGTCTTAGAATGAAATACCCATCGATGGAAGAATTTGTCAAGAGCAATTTTGCTTTAGATGGGAATATCAATCTGGATGATACATTTGATTTGATCTCTTCTTGCATTGAGCAAGTTTATAGTGAAGACGAATCTTGGACGGCATCTGACTGTAGTAAGAAAGAACTTATGGAGTTCATGGAACAACTAAGTTCAAAACAGTTCAAGGAAATTGAAAACTTCTTCGAAACAATGCCAAAACTTTCCCATACTTTTAAAGTTAAGAATCCAAACACTGGTGTTGAAAGTGAAGTAGTCCTGGAGGGATTATCCGCTTTTTTCGTGTAGGTATGGCTCATGCTGATCTTGAGTCATACTATAAAGTAAATTTTGCCTTGATGCAGCATCATAAATATAGCTTGACAGAGCTAGAAAATATGATTCCTTGGGAAAGAGAAATTTACCTTACTCTTCTTAAGCAATACATTGAAGAAGAAACTTTAAAGGAAAGAGCACGAGATGGCGGAAGTCTCTGATATTCAATTAAATAATATCAGTAATAGGTTAGAAAAGATTTCTGCCCGAATGAGTTCGTTTGGCAGCTCATTGACGACTATATCTACACAATTATCTGAAGCATCCTCCTTAGAGAGGATGAAAGAACAGCAGCAGCAGGCAAGAGAAAGACAACTAGCGGAGCAGCAACTTAGGGAAGGAAAAGAAAGCGTCTTCGAAAGGAAGATGCAAAGTGCTCTTGTTTCACCATTACAAAAAGTTGCTGGTCCTGCACAAGGAATCTTTAGTAGACTGCAGCAACTTTTTACAGGAATGTTCCTTGCCTGGTTAACAAACCAAGGTATTGAAACATTACGAGCATTAAAGGATGGAAATAAACAAAAACTTGAAGAGATAAAGGATAATGTACTAGGATCTCTGAGGAAGATTGTACTTATCTTTGCTCTCGCAAGATATGGTATCGTTGGCATTATCCGCACAATTGGTAGAATTAGCGGATTCGTTCTGAATGGTGTTTATCAGGGACTAATTGCTAGACCATTCAATGCTCTCATGAATGCGATACGAGGAGCAATAGGAAGGGCTGGAAATGCCATAAGAGGGATGTTTGGAAGAGCTCCAAGACCCACAGCTCCACCACCAACTTCTGGTCCAAGAGGAGGAACTCCTGGACGTGGTGGAAAAGGACCAGGAATTTTCGGTGCTTTGTTTGGTGGAATAACTGCATTTATGAATGCAAAGAATGGTGAATACATTGACACTGCAATGATTGCCTTGAGTCTTTTTGGACCTGGAAAACTGGTCAAAGGTTTAATGGGTATTGGATTCGCTGCAGATGAAATTGCAGAGGCATTTGGATATAATATTTTTGGTAAGAATCCAAACGCAGCAAAAGTTGTAGAGGAAGCATTAAAAGAGAAGGGAGCACCAGAAGCAGAAACAAAACCATCCGTTAAACCAACAGAGAGTTTGATGGGTGCCAAGTCTGGTGAAGAAGAGGAAGGTAAAGGTGTAGAAGCAAATACTTCTCAAGCAACATTCAAAAAAGAAGATGAATTGAAGAAGGGGGATACTAGCGGTGGAACCTCTGCTCCTCCATCACAAGCTCAGGTATCTTCAACTTCTAGTGGATCTTCAACACCAGCACAAGTTTCATCTGCACCAAAAGCAGATATGTCTGGATCTGTTGGTCCAGAACCAAAATCTGAACCAACTGTTCAGATACTTCCTAGTAGTGGTGGGGCGGGACAATCTGTTCCTGTTGAATCTGGTGCTCAGGCATCTTCAATTCCAAATATAAGATCTTCAAATATTGATAATTTTTATACATTATACTCACAAATTAACTATAATGTAGTGGTATAATATGTCAATAGCAATAGGTAAAATATCAGAATCAATTTCAAGTCTTGGTAGAGGAGTAGCGAGTGCTCAAGCATCTACCAAGAGTATTTCTAGCACCATAAAAAGATCGAATACCTTTAAAAGGTCTTCGATGAGAGTTGCACAAAGCACTTTTTTGAAGAGAAGGGAAGCAGTTAGAAGAAGAGAACAGGAAAGTATCATTGAAGCATCATCCTTGTCTGGAGCGGCGAAAAGATCAGGTAGTGTTGCTGGAGGAAGCACAAAGGGATTTCTTGGAAGGATCATGGATTTCATCGGATCCCTCTTAGTTGCATGGGCAGTTAAAAACATTCCAATTATTGTTAATGTAGTAAAGCAAGTTATTGGTAAAATTACAGACACAATTAAAATCCTTGGAGAATTTGTAACTAACACTACAAATTTCTTATCCGGTTTTGGTAATGTTCTCATTGCAATTACACAGAATATAACAAATTTTGACTTCTTTGATTCTCAAGGGAAAGTTTCTATTGCTGTAGATGAAATGAGTAACTCCTTCAATTTGATGGAAGGAAATATAAGATCTGCATTTGATATTTTATCTCAACCACTAGATTTTAGCCCTTTAGAGGGTGTATTTCTTGAAGAGGGAGAAGAAGAAGCAGTAACAGAAGAGACTGCAGGAGCAGGAGAAGCGCCTCCTACTGCTGGACCACCTGGATCAGGGGGAATGACTTACGTTTCTCAAGGTGGAACTAAGATAACTGATCCTGGTGGTCAGGACTATGGATATTATAGACCTGGTGCAATTGGATCAAGAGGTAAGGCTCGTGTTCACGGTGCTGGTGGAGAAAGGGGACACACTGGTGAAGACTATTCGATGCCAATTGGACAACCACTCTCAATGATTGCAAAGGGAACGGTTGTTGATGTAGGTCTTGGATACAATGGTGGATATGGAAACTTCGTTGTTGTCCAGTTAGATAATGGAATGTATGTTAAGATGGCACACTTGGATAAAGTGTATGTCAAAAAGGGGCAGAAAGTTGGTGCTGGATCTGGACCAAATGGAACAGCAGTTGTAATTGGGACAAGCGGAAAGACTGGTTTGGGAACTGGACCACACTTACACCTGGACTATGC